GTCTGACCTGGATAGAATTGTTGTGGGCCAGCATCAAATGCGGCCGAAGACATTCCAAATAATTCAGTTAAAGCCTTTTCCTGCGCTGGAAATGGTCTAGTTGTTGTTGTTGTATCTGCTGGTGCACTTCCGCCGCCGCCCATGCTATTCTCCTAATGCGGACTTATCCGCTAAATCGTAACTAAAATCTCTCATATCACATCTAAAACCCATACTTGTAAACATACTATCTAATCCATCTATGGCTGTTCTTGTTTTAAATCTTGTACATCCTATTCTTCTTCCTTCTTCGCAAAAGAAGTCAAAGTGCTGCTTAACCAAGCCTAGACCTTTTCCTTTGCCTCCAGCAAGCCAGCACAAGAATGTTCTTTCTTCTGTTAAAGGGTGAATCTCTATTACAAATATCGCAAAGCCATCATCGGTCTTATACAATACTGCCGATCCATTTACACAGGCTGAGTAAACATCTTCAGCCCTGTACTCAAACCAATGGAACTGATTAAGGATCTCATTTATTCCAAATCCTACCCAATCCCACTCTTTCTTTATATCTGCTACTACTGGATTCATCTCTCTCTTCTCTCTCTCTATGTCTTAGCTTGCGTAACTATCCAATTTGATCCATCTGAAAATACTGTTATTGCCTCAAACTTCCTATTAATGGTAAAGGTCTGAGCGTCATCAATTAAAAAACCAGAACCCGCATCCAATATAATTGTATTAGCCCCAAAAGTAGTGTCGTCTGAAATAAACTGAATAGTTCTATATGACTGAGCAACTGGAGAGGGTAGATTCAATGTCCATGAGCCTCCGCCAGTATTACTAAGCATAACAAAGTCATTGCTTTGAGTGTACTCAACAACAACCCCACCATCCCTTGTAACAGTAAAAGGCTCCATATCCTCACTAGCAAAATGTATCCACCCAAGAATACCATCTACGTCTGGGTTCACATAGTCGTAGCGATAAAGACCTCTAGTCGTATGGTTGCTAAAATCAGTAGTAGAGCCATCGGAATACATAATCATTCCAACCTTAGGGTTTGCTACTGGTGACGCTTGAGGAATAAAGGTCAATAACGTTTTCATGTCATCGATTCTTTGGTTAAGTCTTCTTATCTCATCTTCAAGTATCGGCCTGTTATAGTCTGCTGGAAGATTAGCCATTATCGTTCACCTTCCATTCTGCCTTGAACCACTAGGCTGGTAATTGTCCAGTCATCAGAGGTTCCGCCACTTTCGATCTTGATAGTAATGTACCTACCAGCAGCCCTAACAGGGAAGCTCTTAAAGCTTTCATCAATAACAAAACTGTCTTTAGCTAAGAATGTAGGTGTAGCGTCAATAGTGTTAGACCAGCCAATTGAGAATGTTGGAGAGCCAGAGTCAGGCGATTTCTCCATACCTACTCGAACGGCTGATATTTCTTTTACTCGATCCGCATTATTAAGGTCGTGAGCTTTGGTAATTGCAAACACGCTAGAGTTGGCTAGATTGGCTGTATCGCCTTCTTGATAGAAGATACCGCTAGTATCACCTGATAAAGCCGTGTGGAATACACCTCTGTCCAAGTAGGCTGAGATAGTTTGATCTCGCATTCCCCACTGGTTAGTTTTATAGTTGTAGTATATTTCTTTAGTTATAGCTGTAGCATTAAGAGGTAAAGCCCAAACAACTTCATTCTCTTTTGAGTTATCAAAAGCGTAGACCTGAGCAAGCTCTGAGTCTGCCGCATTATCTCTAAAGAACTGGTTCATTCCGCTTTCACGCCCTATCAACTGGACAGCAGCGCCATCAGTAACAAAGAAACCGTCTCTGCTTAGGCCATAGTTTTTACGGCCAACAGATACAACTGAATTAGGAGACACTGCTCCTACACTATTCTCTAAAGCTACTTGATAACCAAAGATATTAGGTAAGCCAACATAGTTGACTAAAAACATTTGAGTCTCAGTGTATACCGCTAAACCATTACCTAATTGGCATACACAACGTATGGGAGTCTCTGCTTCACGAATTAATAAGCTACCAGCGGTGTTTGTTGCTGATCCTACCCAATCATCTAAGTTGTCTGCGCTACACCATGCAAAGCTTGTACTGTAATCTACAGTGCCTTTTGTGTAGTTAAACGCAAGCATGTGTGGGCCTTGACGGTGAAAGCACTCTAAAGAGTCAAAGTCGATGTTAGGAACTGTTGCTGTGCAAGTAAACCCGCTACCGAGTCCGCTAGTTGTACCCAAGCTTATAACTTGATTGTTAGGTATGTCTGAGCCAAAGTTTGTTATTTCAAAATCCGTTACAACTCCAGCGGCAACTCCTGTTACCTTAATAGCGAAAGTATCATCACCTCCATCAGTCATAGCTGTTATTGTGTCATTAACCGAGTAACTTGCGCCGCCATTAGTTACGCCAGCACCACTAACTTGATCATTATGAAACGTATTAAAGTTTACGTTACTCTTCTTAATTACAGGCTTATTTGATCCTGCTGCACCAACAACAAAAGAACCAAAAGTCTCAAAGTCCCACTGGTCTGATTCGTTTACCGCTTCATCCCATACTGTACCTGAGTCATCCCAATTGGTTACACCTAGTATTACCTTTGAAGATCCAGTAACAGTATAAGTTTCATCACCTGTAGGAATGTTTGCAAAAGTAATAATGTTTTTTGCCGGAACTCCAGGCTCGTTAGTTGGAAATACAGCTTCGTGAACACCATTAGGATCGGATGTGGTATATTCCAAACCTTCGATTTTAAACTCAGTACCTGGAATTAAACCATGAGGAACGCTGGTTACTACAGTTAGCGTACCTAAAGATCTACTCGCAGACGCTATACTTATTTCCTGTCCTATATCCCAAGAGGTTCCAGCAGCATTTCTTCTTAGGTTATATCCAGAGCCAACTTTATTATAAGAAGGCCCAACAGGGCTTAATGTCGAATCTTTTTGAACATATGAATATATGTTTCTAAGGTCGCCTATGTATGCAACTTTTGTATCGTACTCTCGTGTTGCCGTAATCCCTCGGATTGGTGTGTTAGAGTCTAATGGAGAGTCCTTTAAATCTTTTATAATAAAGCGTCCAGCCTTTCTTCGCATACCAAACTCAGTATACTGAACACCGTTTACAGTTTCCCAAAATGGAATCTGTCGATCAAATCGTTCTGGGTATACGCCAGTCTTTAGAAGATCAGAAGCATCTATCTTAAAACCACCGCCTTTATCAGTTTCAAATGGCATTGACTAATCCTATGCTGTGCGCTTCCAGATATAAGTAACTATGTATGGCTGTACGTTATTGACAGCAGATCTCGAACCAGTCACCGCAGTCCTGTTTATGTTGGTATAGTAATTGGTACTCAATGATGCTGCGTCAGGGAATCCTATTGGGGCTCCAGCGGAGTTAAAGGAACCGCTGTCATCTTCTCTGGCGGTAAGCGCTATCCTGTCATTACTAGATCCTGCAGTACTACTATGCCATTGATGATTGTGGTGCATCTGGCCATTGCTAAGAGTGAAGCTGTCTATACCGCCAGTCTCGCCTATCGTATTAAACCTACTATCGGTAGAATCAATACCAACTAATACTCTACCCTCAGCATAAGGTGCCCAAGTGCCAAACGTAATGCCGCTAAAGAAGTAATCAGCATCACCTGGGTTACCTGTTTTTGTAGTTGTTAGCAAGCCGTCTACTGGATATATACCGCCAAGAACAGCTGTTAGAATTCTGTCTTGCGAGGTTAGAATATCTAAATTTAATACTATCCACTTGTCTAGTGTTAAATTATAAATAAGATCGTAAATACCACCAGCAGCAAGATCTCCAATATCTAAAGCTGAACCATCAGTTTTACGAATACCTACAGGTATGGCTATAGGGTTAACGATAAGAACTGGAGCTGTAGTAGTGTTAGCCTCAATAATTCTTATTGTTATTCTTACACCATCAGCAAGAGCGAATGTTGGTGCATTAGGGAACGTAACATTGTAAGCAACTGTCTCCCCTGCATTAGTGTCCTGTATATCGATAGTCGATCTTTGTAGCTGAGTTATTTCCTCATTACAAAATGTAAAGTTTTCTCA